GCGAATTTACCACTTTCACCATCGCCCCTTGCGCTGCCAGTAAACAATTGGTCGTTTGCATTTCTCCAAGTCAAAGTGAACTTCTGACAGGCAACTCCACCTCCAGCATTCGCCCAATACATACTGGCAGAATCCCCACCAGTAGTAAGCACTTGTCCCGCCGTGCCGTTGCCGAATGATCCGCTGGTTGATCCAACGGGTAAGGCGAATTGAGTTAATATCTTTTTTCCTGCCATTCTAAATTCCTATGACTACCACTTTATAGTTCGTTCCAACAGCAGGGGCAGTAGCGAAACTAACCATGCAGTATTCTTCCTTGTTCGCAGCGTTTGTGTTTTCTGTTCCCATAGTTGTTACTCCTGTCACCGCCGTACCCGCAGACGAAATGTTTGCTCCTGTTTGCCCCTCCGTCCATGAACCTATTCTGACTGCACATTCCACAACCTCTTGAGTACCTCCAGACTCAATAACCGAAACGTGGATAAACTGAGTTCCCAAAGCGTGATTCAGTCTAAAACTTGTAAATGCTTTGCCTGTAGGTTGAACAATTGTAGTGGTAAAACCCCGTGCGACTTGCTTGAGGTTAGTGCTGGTGGCAGAGGTTGCCTTGACCGCCCCATCGTTCGCTATTTGAATTGAATTAGTCCAAGCCGAGTCTCGCCATGTGGCAAAATAATACTGCCTAGCTCGGAAATTTAATCCGTAATGTGACCCAGTTGATGCCGTACTCTGAATGTACCCATTTGTGCCGTCATGGAATAACTCCAAACGCTCGGCAGTTGATTCTGTTCCAAATATTTGCAAACGGTTTTTGTCCGTAGCCCCCTTAATTTGCAAAGCACCCAAAACGGTTTCGTTGACATTAGTAGCTCCCGTTATTGTCCCGTGATTATTGTTGGAAGTGGTGTCGCTCCATTTGCCTCCTGTTGTCCCAATAGACTTCGGCGTGTACGCTGCGACTTCACCAACTTGTACTATGCTTATGTTATCAATACTGACATTTATGGTATTACCGTTTGCTGTAGTTCTCGCCCATAACGGCTTGGTGGTTGTATAGTCAGCGACAAAGTATCTGGTATATGTCCCGCTTGACGTAAAAACTGGATATGACTCCCCACTTCCTGTTATCGGTAGCGAGTCATGGAATTTTTCAGTTGAGTTTGAATTGTTGTCTTTGAGGTAAACCGCACCACTATTAACAGTAGCGGTAAATGTAATCTTATATATCTTACCGATTTCAGTTGTTATATCTTGATGGAACCCAGTAAAAGCTGTGCTGCTGTTTGCGTTACTTATAGTTATTACGCCGCTGCCAAATGAAGTGGTAGCATCTGTTCCTTGGTGCAGAGTCCAACTAGACGTATCGCTAAAATCTCCATTGGAAATTAATTCAGCCCCAGCATCAGCATACTTCCAAGGCGTACTCTCCCCATTATAAAGACCCTTGACCTCATCGGCCTCCAACGCACGGTTGTGGATGTGGAAATCTTTTATCTCTCCATGCCAAGGTCTATTAGCTCCCGCACCAGAATTGCCTATCGTCCAAGCCCCAGTATCTGCGTTAGGTGTTCCAGCTAAAGTAGTACTTGTAGTTACTGCTACAGAAACTCCGTTTATATAAATTTTAGGGGCAGTTGTAGGATCACTTGAATTGTAAGTGACACTCCAATGAAACCATTTGCCAAGTGTTATTGTTTCATCAGTTGTGTACCACGCACCTTGAGTAGTGCTTGCTAAATGCCACCAATAAAATTTAGCACCAGTTGAAGTTATGGTACTCAAGTGACAGCCTGTTGCCGCACTTTGCCAAAGTCTTCCATAAGGCGAACCAGATGCACCTCCCCCACTTAAAGCCATTGCCCAACCAGATAATGTTCCTCCACCAACAAATGGATTATTGTTCGCAATGTTAGCAGAAACTACTACATGGTTAGTAGAGTCAAATTCTTTAAAATTTAAACTCGGTTCAGATGATCGCCATGAGTCGCTGACCGTCTGGCTATCTACAATTCGGTTACCTTTGTGGTCTTGGGTTCCGTTAGCGTTCAGCTTTAAAACGCTTTGCAACGTATATGTTGGGTTGCCGCTTTGCGCTATGTCAGTAATAAAATGAAAAGCCCCCGTATTACTTCCTTCACCAACATAAGCTATCCGACCGTCTGCGCTGCCACATCGGAAATCAATATTTGCAAACGCATTAGCTGTTTCGTTGTCGTTGTGTATAAAAAGCCCACTACCCGCATTACCTCCCGCAAGCCCATCCGCTAATATGTCTGTGCTGTTCCTGTCATATTCTATGTGTAAATCTTTTAATGGTTCCTTGGTTCCAAATGCTGACCCAACACCAACACCAACGCCCGTCTTAAAGACCATCATGTTGGTGTCAGCTATGTCATCGTATATGGATAACTTTTCGTCGTTGCCAGCAAGCCCAGTAGCTAACCTCCACTTGTTAGTGCCTCCCGTTAAGAAAATTAAATTGGCATCTTGCGAAGTGTCAAAGCGATCTATTCTGACTGCCGCATGGCTATTGGTACTTTTAACTAATATGCTTTGGCTTCCAGCCCCAGCTACTTCTAGCGGGTATGTACTAGCAGCAGTCCCAACGCCGAGCTTGTTATAAATTTTAACATTCAGCCCATCGGTAGATAATCTCGCACTTGAATCTAGATTTCCTGTGCCTGTTTCGCTGATAAAAAAGTTTTCACCATTCTGACCTATTGAAAATGAGCCACTACCTCCTTTAAATATCAGAGGGACTTCCCCTTTTGTCCCATCTCCTACAGTCAACCCCTTTTCGGAAGCAGTAGGAACAACCGTAAGCTCGCCAGAAACAGTAGTGTCAGTAGCGTCCTGCCTTATATTATTCCAGTACGAGTTACCCTGCGAAAGCGTGGCGTTGTTGACTGTGCCATGATATAGCGAAGGGATAGCCTCATTCCTCCATGTAGTGCTGCTTGCTGACTGAGGGTTGAAGTCAACGAGGGTTCCTACTTCTACAACAGATACGTTATCTACTGTTACGGTTGATGTGGCATTAGCGCATATCCACAAATACGAATTTGACTCCGCTTTAAATATAAATCTATGCGTTCCGAGAGTGGTTTCTGCGCTGATATTCCAAGTGCCGGGACTAGAAGATGTACCCCTAGCACTAACGTATAAACCTTGCGCCCCAGTTCCCCCTAATGCAATTAGGTCAAGGCTAACTAGATAATATTTAGTAGAAGTTAGGTTTAAATTTTGAATCGCAGAACTATTAGGGCCAACATTAGTTGTGTCATCTACAACAAGTTGTCCGCTACTGTTAGTGCTGATTGATGTGCAGTTAAAATTTGTCCAACCACCTGCGCTTCCACCGTTAGTAGTTACATTAAAAGAAGTGCTAAAATCGCCGTTAGTAACTTTTTCAACATTGTTATTCTTTTTCGGATTCTCGCCGCTATAAAGTTTGCGAATGTCTCCAGCGTCTAATTCGGAGGGGAAGATTTTAACGTCCTTAATGCTGCCGTCAAAAAAGTCTGAAGTACCTCCGTCATACTCTTGCCCTATAGACCATTTAGCTACATCGTTAAATGTTGGGCCAATGTCATCAGTCCCAATTTGAACTCCGTCAACGTAAAATTTAGCAGTTTGTGCGTTTGCTCCGCTTGGTCTAGAAACTACCAAGTGATGCCATTCATCGTCTTGATATTTCTGTGAGCCTAAAGTTGCATCGCCGCTTTGACCGTCAGAATAAAAAATACCCGTTGCGGTTGCGGAGTTTGCGTCAACGCCAATTCGCAAAATGTTTGAGTTACCCGAACTGTGGGCAGAGATTAGTATCTGCGAATTAGAAGCGACAGATAATCCGCTTGGGCTTTTAAACCAGATGCTAATAGTAAAAGCATCGTTAGTTGCCAGCGCACCAGCAAATGAATCAAATGTAATATAGCTGCTACTCCCATTAAAGAAATAGCAAGCACCTCCGTCTTGGAGTCCAGCGACCGTAGCGGAGTTTACTATGGGGTTGGCTTTGTGGTCATGCGTATCGTCCTCGCCAAGGGACAAGCAGGGAATGGAGGAACTTGCTGTATAAAAATCTAATGTGTTCTTGGTTGAGCTACCTTCGTTTCCAATCTCGGCCCAGTTGTTGTTATCGTTGTTTGCTATTTTTAGCCGAACATCATTTGCTCCTCTTAAAATAACATTGCCAACAACGTGTAGCTTCTCGTCGGCAGTTGTCGCACCAATCGCAACTGAGCCGCCGTTAAAGTACGAGGTTCCAGCCGTAAATAGTTTAACCTTTGTAGTTCCAGACGAGTCTCGGACAAACAGCCCTCCATGATTGTTACTGTCTTGATGAACGTCTACCAACGTATTGCCATTATCGCTGCGATAAAACCTAGCAACATAATCGTTTGCCGCTTGACCCTTAACAGAGAGTGGGTCAGTCGCTACCGTACCGTTAATACCAACTCCACCCTCAAACTTCGCTGACTTATCATTGCCAAACAACGTCATCACCGTGGCAGCGGTTCCGTCATTGCTCGCAGCAAAAAACAAGCTGGAGTCTTTGTCGGAATTGTAAGTGCCAATTATCCTTGAATGCGCTTCTTTTCCAGACTCACCAAAGTGTATTCTTGCTCCGCCCGATCCAAGCAACGTCATCCCTGCCTGTGTTAATCCGTTGTTGATTACCAGATCGTCTGCTACGGCAAAATCTGATCCTGTTGCGGAGGCTAGGGAGTCTTCTGTGACGGAAATATTTTTAAAAGTTCCGACAAAATTACTACTACACTCAAATTGAATGGTTCCCGTTACGGTTGGGGAAACTTCTTGATCTATATTTTGAGAAGAACTAATCCCAGAAATCAAGGACTGTGATCCGTTGGCCCATATTTGGACACTACCAGAAGATACTGTGACTTCTACTTTAAGCCGATATTTTCTGTTAGCGGTAAAAACGGCGTTTTGAATCAGATTGGCATAACCAGATTGTGTGCCATCGCAACTTGCGGTGTTGTTGGTGGCCGACCACGCTGATGAGGGAGTTTGTGTCCAGTTATTAAAGTTAGGAAATGTTCCATCCGTTACCCCTTCACCCCCATACCTCGCCGTGGAAACGTGCAGGGTTCCGCTGGGGTTGGTTGCGTCTGCTCCTATTCCAGCCTTTCCTCCGTTTATAACAGTAAAGTCTTCTGTTGCCCCACCACCCAAAAACGTCAACCTATCGTTGGTGCTGTCTTTTATGTACTGAAGTGAAAAAGCGTTTGCGGCACTTCCGTTTTTACTATTAAACTGAAGTTTAGAGTTGCCAGATGTGACGTTAACTTTGCCAATATGCAGAACGGGGTCATCATACCACAGCATCACTTGGCCAGTAGATGTCAACCCGCCCATTGTGAAGTCACCGTCATCATCCAGCTTGGCTGCGGTTACTGCGTCATCTTGTATTCTTCCAGTTGGGATGCTTGCTGCCTTGAGTTGCAGATTTTTATTTGAGTCTAAATCAAAGTAAGTTGCGTTGTAGCCAAAATCTATTGTGTCTCCTGTTTTAATTAACGGGCCATCGGTTGCTGTGCTGGCCCCAGATGTTGAAGTTACCGTGATCTGCCCAGCACCAGAGAATTGCGTCCAAGTTTGAGCAGGAGGGTGGTTAACAATATCCGACAGAACCCAACTTGAGTTTGCTAAAGTAGCTCCAGACTCAACAAAAACAAACGCACCTTCAGTAAGGTCAGTCTCTTTTATGGTTAAATCTATTGTGCCATTGTTTGTGTCTAAACCGAAGGCTTTAACAGGGTCACCGTTCGCTACAAAATAGACACTAACGGTAGTATTAGCTGTGCCTCTCAATGACGACCCAACACCCCCAGAACTACTCATTCCAAACGCACCAGTACCACTATAATTAGTAATGGTTAAAGTCGCCTTGTAAGTTTTACCGGCAACTAACGTGGGAGTAACTGGCGTAAAATAGTAAGTCCCACTTGATTGACTGCCGCCGTTCCAAACTGCCGTGTCCGAGTCTGTTGCAGACCATCCGCTACTTGTCCCTGCGCTTGTGAAATCTACTAGGTTGGAATAGCCAGATTCATCAGCGTCAGTTGCTCTGTTCCAATTGCCGCTGGAAGTTGCAACATAAATTCCGTTGTCTACTGAAGTCGTTTGATTTTTGACAAGGATTCTATCCCCTGCGGCAACAGACCCGTCCACTCCCGATATTGTGCCTGTGCCAGAAATAGAACTGAGATTTGCTGTTGTGGCATATTTAACAGACTCCTTGTGATCCAACCCTTGTACTGCCGTATCTACATAACCCTTATTAGCCGCATGACCGTCTGCTGTTGGGGTAGCTACTGGAAGTACGCCGCCGGTTCCGTAAATTGGAATCGTATTGGCAACAGCAGTAGCAGAGGTGTCTCTGCCGTCTAATAAATCTGCATTTAAGTTTGCGACTTTGTCCGTTGAGGCGACAACAAACGGCGGTGCGCTTCCGCTATTCGATGCTAACGTGGAAGTGATTACAGATGCAGTAGATATAGGTTGACCTACTCGCAGCAACTTTGACCAAGTCGCCCCAACACCTAAATACAAATTAGTATCACCAGCATAGGCTAACTGCCCCGCTGATGCGGAAAATGTTGGATCGTTTCCTGTTAAATCATTCGCATCAGATACTAACTCAATTTTTGGCTTTTTGAGCAACGCCCCGCTGCCAAACTCTAAACTGGTAAAAACTTTTTTCGTTGCCATTTTACTTTGCTACAATTTTTAAATTCGCCCCTTGGATGGAAAGTTGAACCTTCGTTGTGGTTGTTGTGTTTTGCACTTCAGCATCTACCTCTTCCCACGGGTCTGATGCTCCTGCGCTATTGCTTTTATAGTACACCGAAACATCGGGTATATAACCGCAGTTGTGTGTAAATTCGATTGGGTAGTTTGACGGGCCTGTTCCTGCTGCTGAATAGCTGCCAGAGTCACTTGGTACATCAAACTCAAAAACCTTGTGAGGGGTTCTTTGCTGACTTGTGTCGTTGTTGTTTGAGTCGGTGGAGGTTGTCGCAGTTTCCGCAACATGGTTAGCCACGTTACGGTAATACTCCATGTTGTTACCGTTCAACAGGGTTGCATTGTCGGCGTTGGTAGCAGTAGTAGCTTGGTCTGCCGTTTCGGCTTTAAGGTTTCCGCTGGAGTCGCGTTGCGGGATTGCGTTTGATCCGGTGCCGAGATTGATTGCTTTTGTTCCAATTCTATCTCCAACAGCAATTTGGTTTTCTCCAATTCTAGGATCATTTAGTGCCGAGTTTTCCTCTACAACCGGATTTTTGATTGCTTCATTAATTAGCAATCTACCATCAGCCGTTAACTCTGCATCCCCGGTTAATGTTATTGATTGAAATTTACCATCTGGTTGAGCGACAAGTAGCTGCGCTTCATCAGCCGGTTTAAGTTTAGCCGGATTGATCTTTGCCTGCTTGCTAATGTCACCGTCTTTAAGCATCAATAGAAAAATAAAGTGAAGTATCTAGCATTTCGCAGTTCAGTAAATGTTGTTCCTACTTCGTACCAAAATTTTACGGTTATTTCTCTATTAGCATCTACGTCATCAGTATTTCCATACGCATTTGTCCCCGTTAAAGGAACTAATCTATGTTCTTCATTGTGACCTAGCCCCGTGCAACTAACAGAATCATTTTCGGCAAATAAATTTTCCTCAAACTTAACAGTATATGTCCCTTGACCTGTTCTGCTTATAGATTCAATTCCAGATTTTTTTCTAAAAGTAAAATGAGATGCGGCATCCGTTCCTCCCCCATTCCAAGAATAACTTCCTCCTGTTTGCTGCACTATGCAAAATGCTCTTGGGACACAGGGATGATACCCAAATTTTAATTCCTCTCCTATTGAAGTAGAATACAAGGTTTGATGCTTTCCATCTGGTTGCAATGCCTCTGCTTTACCATGCCATCCTGTCGATCCAGATTCATCTTCTGGATTAAAAGCTATTATGCCACCCCAAAAATCTGAATTCTCCTTGGCTATACCCCCGGCTGAACTAGCACCACCGCCGGGAGCAAAAGAATCAATAACCACGGAGTAATTACCTAATGCCGCACTACCAACAGCATCATTTGCCAACATACTTTTAACTATTTTGCCATCTCCAACTTTTAAGGTAAAATCATTTGCCGTTTGATCTGTAACTTCTAAAGTGGATTCAGTATTGAGTGTTTTACTTTTTAACAGATATTCATCTGCCCACTCTTCCCCAGTTTTAGTGGAAGAACCGATAAGAAACGCATTTCGCTTTCCTGCGTATAACTCGTTAAATTTATCTGTGCCATCACTTGCTAATATGACCCCCTTATTACCAGCACCCGATTCTCCGGTAGTGACGGCATTGCCCATCTTCGATGCCGGGATGGTTGTATCAGCTAACTTTGCTCCTGTGATCGCACCATCCTGCATATCCACGGCACTTACCGTGCCGGTAATTGCTACTGATGGTTTTGCCCCTTTGCGCAACCTCGCTAACGTGACTGCTTCATTATCTGGAAAATTTTCTCCTGCTTCTACTGTTACTGCTAATGGCATATTTAAGTGTCCTTTCTAAAAAACTGTGTACTAGGTAAACCGTCTACAACTATACTTGTTACCTTTGTGCTTCCCTTGGTGCCGTTAACCACCACCTGGGCGAACCGACCTCTCTCGTTTAAGCGTAATTTGTGACTACTTTCCTGATGCAGATCGGGAAACACTCCGTTTGTCTTTGGCCGAAAATCTCCGATTACCGCATAGTCCTGTCGGTACGGAGTATTAAAATCATCATTGACGTTTGTCGTGTCGTAGTCGGCGGCATAAAACGGTTTGTAATACTTTGTTCGATCAAAAGTGACCGACTTAACCGATACCGTTTCCTTTGCCCCGTCAACGGTTGCCTCGGTGTTAAAAGCACTATCTAACGTCTGAACATTGACTCTAGCCTCATGCCAATGTTTACGATCTGTGGTTTTTAGGTTGTAGCCTCTGGTAACGAGTTTATCGGTAATAACAGATTGAGTGATTTGATTACCCGTAAGTGCTTCATCTTTTAGCCCACCCAACTCTCCATCATCGTACAACCCGATGGCACCGTCATAATTTAAATAACAAAGCCTTTGTTTCCCCCAAACCGTGACCTTTACCCATTCCTTTACACCGACAAGCGTGTCATATCCTGACCATGCTTGATTAAGAAAATCATACACAAGCACCGCATTATTGTTTCCGTCTGCGGAATCATCCAAACAAACGGAAAGATAATATCGGTTATTGATAAACGCGGCGGTGGCGTTGTCTGACTTATCCCAGTTAATGCGATCAATTAACGGCTGGATCGGATCGGAAAGAGGAACGTCTACCCCCTGCACCGCACCACTCTCTGTAATCTGCAAACTACAAACACCGCGCTGATCCGAAAGAAACCAAACATCTCGCCCTACGCTGACAATCGATTTTGGAGAAGCACACCCATAAGAACTCGTTAACTGATCCAATACCAGATCACCGAGATTGCCGTAAATGTTTCTTACGGCAAAAATGGATTGCTCTTTAAAGCACAATACAGTTGTGCGATCGAACTTGTGCAGGGCAACCAGTTTATCGGCACTCCCTTGATTGATGCGAAACGATGCCAGAACAGGCTGATACCTTGTTACGTTTAAAAAATCTGATGCGCTTACAAGATCGCGTGAATGAGGAATCAGCATACGATTCTGAAAATAGATTGCTCCGTAGCCGGTGTTGGGGATTGGCTCAAGCCCGGTTCCATCCTCGTTCTCTTCTAAATCTTCATCTGTTTCTGCTGGGGCAATCTCTTTAAAACCCTCATCCAAATCATCCATAATGTAAGGTTCTTTATCATCACCTCGAAACATTAAAAGATTCTGGAACGCTTGAACAAAATTAACCGGCCCATCGGGATGCAGACCATTTAGCTTAAATGCCATCATTCCCTCTCGCGTGGCGTAAACACCGTCACTTGCGGCAACGATCAAATACTCGATGCTGTTCGGATCAGAATAAACACCAACCCCATGCACCGTCCCAAAAGAAAACAACCTTTGCCCCGTAAGTTCTGTCCAACCGGAATTGACATTACCGGAACCATCTAACGGGGCGATTACCGCTCCTGCGTTTGTAGAGTTTCTTTGGAAGTACGGGCCTTTATCGTTGTTACTGATCGGGCCTTGTGTCGCGTTTATCTGAACATTAGCCGGTTCAGAAACGGACACATTTGAAATTTTACCAACAAAAGTTGCGTTAGCTTGAAGCAACAATCTTTGCGGTTCGTTACCAGCAGAGGTAACAATGCACTCATGGGTGCCAACTGTTGTAAATGTCGGCCTTGAAGCCTGATCGTGACCAACAAAAACCTTTATACTGCCGGTGTTGTTAATTTCATCGATGGTGAATTTAACAAAATAAACGTGTCCTACGGTTGCTCCAAAATCTTGGTACAGATTTGAAGAATCACTCTGTACCGCATTAGTAATGAATGCTTGGTTTCCATTTATGTCCCAACCGGTGCCTTTAGTCCAAACAGAGTCAGTAGCAAAATTACCGTTTGTAATTCCAGTTGCGACAAAGGAATCTACTCCCCAAGTTTCTCCTGCCGCCTCACAAGCTGTTTGGTTATTGTATGAATCATCGCTACATACCCATCTACGCTTTTTACCGCTATACCTTACGATCTCATTTGCGGCGTAAACTTTATGATCGTAGTCTGCTCCCGCCTTATTTCCCCAAGGCATGATGACTACACCGGGGCGTGTTTGTGCCGATCCGTTTACAAATCGTTTATTTTTAGCTTCGGATGCTACCCCCGGCGAAAGAAGGGCGGGATCGAGCCGCATATTGACTCCGTAAAATCCTTGATCCCCATCTGTTATGTATTCTGGCATTACCTTCTTTCCAATTCATATTCATACTCTGCGAGCTTATTCAGCACTTCCTCTGTGAATTGTGGGGCGTGAAACGCTGCCCTCGGAAATTCCGGGTGCTTCAGAAATTGCTCCACCGAATTTAGCTTCGTCTGCCTGCACCCCAACGACATACTGAGAATCACGAACAGCAGTAGCAATGAGTGTTTTTTTATGCTCCCACCGTTCCTTTGCATTTTGTTCTTTAATAGTTTGGTGCAACTTTTCAAACAGCTTTAGCAAGCCGGGAAAAGCGTTTATCAAGGTCGCGATTGCCTTGATGATTCCCATTAACCTTTTGCTGCTGTTTCTGCTTTCTTCACGCCGTGACGAAGGAAGATCGCAAGGATTGATGTTACCCCTATGTTTAGTGCTGCACTTAATTCAAGCTCGCCGCTTAAATATGCTCCAGCCGCAGACAAAATTGCCGCGACTGCCGTTAATACTGTTTTACTCGATTTCATACCTAAATTAAAAAGAGGGGGCATTAAGCCCCCTCTTCGTTATCGTCAGCAGTTTCAGCGGACTGATTAGCCACAACCCCTCCGCTGCCTGCAACATCATCTGCTGTTACAGATTCTTCGGGTTGCTTTTCAAGAAACCTCATAAGGGTTTCTGCTCCTTGCCGTGCGCGTTCATGCTCATCGGCACTCATCCCCGCCGTGCGGGTTGCTACATATAATCCATTTAGGATTGCTTTTAGTTGTTGTAGTGGTGACATAAGAAATTAACGGTAAATCTTCACACGCATTTGCCGTGTTTGACCCTCCTGCCTTTCAAATTTATCCACCAAGTCTGCCAATGCCTTATCAGCCAGACTTTGTTGAATACCGGCAAGTCTTTCCTTTTCATCGGATATTAAAATATCAGCGGCAGCACCGTGCGCGAGAAACGACCTAAAATCCCTTGGTATATTCACAATACCCCAATCCGCAGTTCCATCACCGGGATCATTACTGCTTGATGCGGTATGGACTGTCTTTGCCTCGTACAAATCAAAGTCTGCACCAGTAGTTGGCCACCTTACTGCGTTAGTCTTTTTGTAATCAGTTCCGCTCACCCAACTATCATAGAATATATTTGGCACCACTTGCCTATACTCGATGTAAACAATGTTAGGCCCGTCAATGACTTGAACACCGTTTTCACTCTGAAAGAAATTCTCTGTCTCGGCTTTTGTATGGGTACGCGGATCAGCGTCCCAAACCTCGATTACATCCCCTATTTGGTTATTCCCGTCCTGCTCCCAAGCAACGTACTTATCCAGTTCAGTAAGCACGCCCCATCGGGCATTGCCGCTTGTCGCGGTGGGAATCAAAGTGCCGCTCGATGTGTGTGCCGTGTGGCAGGCGTAGAAAAGCCCATCAGAGGCATACTCAACAATATCACCGGCAGCATAGGCGGCACCCGCCACCCAAAGATCGGCATTGTACTTTTGTTTGGATTCAGCCCAATGCGTTAAAGTAGTTGGGGTATTACCCGTGGTGGACTGAATGGCTTGGTAGTATTTTTTCTCGGTAGGATAATATACCTCCGCGCCCGCCGCGTAGCTTGTAGAGGCGTTATAAAGCAATCGAAAATAACGCTTCTCAACACGGGTTAAGTCCGGCCACGGGTAAAATTCCCAAATTTGTTTAAGTCGTGTATCGAGATAGGATTTGATTGCCGCATTATCGTCGGCACTTAATTCCTCGTAAACACGTTGAGACAAGGAAACAACACGCTTCAGTAAATCACTATATCTTATCGTTTCCACGGTTGCGTTTCCTTGTTGTCTTTAAAAAACTTTTTGACGTTTTTATCGTCGTGCCAAAAGTAGGGGTCTTGTTGCTGCCACCTAAACCATGTGCGCAAATCGACAACCCCCTCTAATCTTAACTCAGATTTAAGATTAGGTTTATAGCCTCTATATTTTTTGAAGATATTTGCGGCTTTACCTCTGTACTTGATCTTTTCAGCTTCAACATACTTTTGATGAACCTCCGGATCACGCAACATACGGTCAGCACGGGCGGCAGCCCGCCCGTGCTTCCCGAATTTTGGTATCAGAATTTCAGCCATTAAGACTGCGAACGCTGAGTCCCCAAGTCATCAGTCATAACAATCCGCATAAAGATTGATATTTTACCTGTATGCGAAGCAGTTGTTGTACTGAAGTTAGCCGCACCCGCACCTGACGTAGTGATCGTACAATCGATCTCTGTAACGGCAGCACCGGCAACGGTTCCATTCAAGGTTGTAACCCTCGGTGTAGCTACATCTTCAGCAACCGAAACCGACCCGTACAATGTACCAGCAGTAGCTTTAATGTCGCTTTGATCGACCCAGTAATTTGGATCAGCACTACCCGAACCATTCAATGCGTTATGGCCTAATTCAGCTTTAAGATTAGCACCCGCTGTTCCAGCAAAGGCTTCATCGACACGGATGACTGCTACATCATCAACTATGGCGTATTTGCCTGCCGCACCTAGCGTTTTAAGCACAAACGCCTGACTTTGCGCAGCAGCATTTAGTTCAGATGCCTCGATCACAAATTGATCGGTAAAACCCGTTCCTGCTGCCTCTTGGTTTGTTAAACGATAATGTCTCATATCAGTATATTCCTTTCTGTATTAAGCACCGTCATCGATTGCCCCAAGTCCCTTCGGGTTTTTGCACATGACCGAGAAGATGCACTTCCCGTATCCGCGCGGCCCGCCGCCTTCATCATCCAAGTCACGGAGATGCAATGCTTCCATGTATTGAAGCTCCAGAAGATCAAGATCGAGAATCAATCCTGCATCCTTATCTCCAACGGTACCGTTGTGGTTAAGGAAAACGGAAGGAATCACGTTCACGCGACCAAACGAGGAATTGAAAACTTTAACTTCCAAGTTAATAGTTTTCTTATCCATGTTATCATTTAACGTGTAACGCTCGTTACTTGTGTCTCCTGACAAACGTGTGAAGTTGTCAACTTTCTCCACTACTTCTGTACCAAACACACCCATGTAGGTTTTCTTGGCAGAATGAGTTTCAAAGAGAGATTGAAGAACCCCGTTCAATGCGCCTTCAGTAAGATCACCAGCAGCATCAATATCCTGCGCAGCAGGAGTACGGTAATCAGTAGGAACATCATCCGGAGCAGTACGAACCATTTGATCTGAACTTTCACCACCATCTGAACCGGTAGCACGACCACTACCCGTCCAACGGAACAAACCGCGTGTTTTCCATGCGTCAGTCCCATTACCGGATTGCCGTTCGTTGTTGGAACACACAACCGCTTCAATATCGCGCTTCATTTCGCGCAATGTTTTCATCTTTGCGTATTCGATTTCTGAAGAAACCGCAGCGGTATCAACCAACTGTTGAACATCAGAAACACCGTAGTCGCGTGAAACAATTTGGATGTTGTTACCAAACCGTTGACGTTTAACTGCTTTATTAGAGAACGAAGTAATGTCTCTACCTTCAGGTTGACCCGCCGTACTCGGTGCGTCTAACTCGTCTGCCAGAACCTCGGTATAAGTACCTTTCGGCCCCGGCCCCTTTCGCATCGCGGAAACAACGGGGGTCTGCTCTGGTTCAAGGATCGTTAATATGTCCCTTAAATCTTCACGATTACCACCGGTTGTTCCGGGCGAAGAATAACTATTTGCACTAGCCATTTATGTTATCTCCATTTAAGCCGCGTTTGCGGCTCTCCTAGCATTGAGCAGTTGCATAACCGCATCGGGACTTCCGTTGGATTCCTCCACATACTTTTGGGCATCAGATACTTTTACTGATGCCTTAACTGCGCTCGCGGGTGGCGGTGCGCTTGCGGGAGAAACCACATCGGTAGGAGTTGGAGTCTTAACCTTTTTGGCTTGAGGTTTGTCGGGCGTTTTAGTCTGACCGGCAATGTTGGCATTATATTGAGTCAACCCAAGGTGAAACACCCCCACCAACTGTTTATAGTTGGGGAAGCGTTTTAGCTCGGGCATTTCCCGTAGAATTTCTTGATACTGCGCGTGTTGATCGGAGGATGTTTTACCCCAAGCAGGAAAATGTTGTGCTGCTAAACCATCAATCTTTGTATAATTGTTCAGCCAACTTTCCCTTTTCGGAATGTGTTCCTCCAACATATCCTCCGCGTAGGACAATATATTCTCTACTTGATCGGCATCGTAATGCTCGGTTTTACCATCGGGAAACTGAAATTCGCCTCCGCTTTGGTTACGCCTAGCCCAACGCTGCCAATCCTTGTATTGCTTTCGTTGCTCCCCCAGTTCCCGTTTGGTCATTACAGATGCCAATGGATCATTGGCCTGTAAACGCTCCGTTCCCTGTTTATCAAGCAACTCCTGCAACTTACGGTTTTCCTCTTGCGCATTTTCAAGCTGAGATTGGCTGTCTCTTAATGCTTCTTCAGCTTTTTTCTTTTGGGATGTTAGTTTCCCAATCCGCTTGTTAATGCGATGCTGCGCTTGCTCATCCAGACCGTCCGTAGCCTCCGCTTCATCAGATTCATCATCTGCTTCCTCTTCGGTTTCGGTTTCAGCCGGTTGTTCCTCAATTCCTTCTGGCTCGACCTCCTGTGTCTCTACCTCTTCAGAATCCTCTGCGACCGGATCGGCCTGCTCGTTAGCCTCTCCGTTTTCGTCTTGGGACGGCTCTTGGTTCAACATGGCCCGCAATCCCTCAAAACCAATGTTGTCCGCATCATTAACGGCTGATGGTGCGCCTTCTTGTTGTTCTGCAACTGTACTCATGCTTTTAACCTTGCAAGTCGGTGACATTGATTTTTTGAGGGCAAATCAAAGAAAAAGCCCATGAACTCCGAAGAGGTAACATGGACTTTGCCGGTACGCGCAACCGACTTGGGTACGCTAGGTGTACGAAGGATTATCTAGGGAGATATTTTAGTGTATTTCATCATTTAATTTGTCGGATTTGTCGGATTTGTCGGGTTTGTCGGATTTGTCGGGTTTGTCGGATTTGTCGGGTTTGTCGGGTGGTTATTCATCAGAATCTTCATCAACCACCGCCGCAGCAAATAAATGATGCTCGATCTGCGACAAGGCATAAACGCCTCCTAGACTGTGAGCCGTCTTGCCCGATTCGTTAGATATTGTCGGACTTGCCGCCCAAACCACTTGTTCTTCGCGTAATGATCTAATTAACGCTAAAACCGCGTTAAATCTCGGATCACCCATAAGTGTTTTAATATCTGCGTTTCGCGCTGAGATATTCCGTTGGTATTCATGTATTTCCATTTTTACTCCTTTTTTCCATTCCTTTACGAAAATTGATCCAATTTTCCATTAAAATCGCAGGATCACTATGGCGCGACGATACGTTGCACCGTTTGCATTCCATGACAAACCACCTTGATTTATTGACTAAATAAACGGATTTACCGCAAATAAAGCATTTGTCAGGTGGGAATTTCTTCGTTTCCTTCAATGTTTAAGAACTTTTTGACACTTTCACGGGTAAACAAACGATGCCCACCCCCGGTCGCAACAACCTTCAAAACCCCAATTTCGACCAAAACATCGATCTTTTTGCGTTTTAAACCGGTGTATCTGGCTACATCGCCAAATTTCAACAATAAAGGTAATTCATCAAATTTCATTGTAGAAAGGTAAATTGTCTAAAACAGGGGCATCACCACCGGTAGCCTGCATATTGTGTTCATCGATGTAGTAGATTCCGCGCTTGAAAAGATAACGGTCTGGATCGATTACATCCTTGAGCGCACCCTTTTGCCCATCTAATCCAGTATATTCCGCGTAGGCATAGATGCTTTGCTCACATTCGCTACTGATAAAATACTTGGGATGATTCATGGCACTAACCGGTTGGGAATCGTCATAATCAAGCATATCGTTGATAACCATGATTCCATCCTCCACATCGCCTCCCGGCCCCGCGTGCCAAATGTAACTTGGGCCAACCAGTTCATCCTCTTGGTTGTACTGTTCCTCTTCCATCATAGATATGATGGATTGCCCCTGCTTCACGTTAGGCACCTCGGCCCCGCCGCCACGGGGATCGATCACACGCTCAAATATGTGTTCATCGCCTTCCAGTTTTTGTAGCAACTTTTTGTATCCAATAATCGACAACCCCAAACTGGTCTGCGCACTTCCCGCTTTGCCGTCAGGTTTGTCTGATGGCAATGCCCACTCACCAAATGTTTTTCGATCGGGCCATTCTCGATACAGAAACACGCGACCCAAATCGTCCATTATGTACCATTTTAAAAACCAGTTTTTACTCCCGCCGGGGTCACAACTGCAATATCGCGTTCCCGTGGTAGGAATGTCTTTTGGATCAACCACATGAACGTGTTCATTAAATTTTGGAAACGCTTTTCCTTCCAACCGTTCAGCCCATCCGTAGGCACGGATTTTTACTTCCTCACTCGTTTTTCCCTCCAACATCTTGACGATGTTTTTGTATCCACCAAAAGGATTCCAAATTGAATGAAAGCAAATGATGGCAGCACTTCTACTGCGCGATTCTATGATGTAGGGCATCTCCCCAGGCTTACAACCGGGAACGTGTATGCGGTCTTGTTCCAATAACTCTGCGGGCCTGCTTTCGATCACTTTTGAGCCTGCAAGATATTCCTTAACGGTCATCGTGTAGCCCTTAACTGGAGTGAACGTAATTAGCAGTTTACCGCTGCGCGTGACGATTCGATAGCGGAGCGTTTTTACCAGTTCATAACCAATCAACTCATCTGCCCAAATCAAATCAAGTTCACCACCCTCAAACACTTTTTCATCCATCGAGTAGTTTAGAAAACGTGTTCTACTCCCGTTGGGAAGAATGAAAACTTGATCGGCAAATCCAGCCTTGTCCGTCCAGCGCACGTTCGTCGTTTGCCCCTGCTTACCAATGTTTCGCCATTCCGGTGGTAGATAGTTCCGCACAACCGGTTGCTGCATTTCAATGCTACTGGGCAGCGTTGAGTGAAGGCACCAAACATTCTTGTTTCCACTTTCCGAAATTGTCTTTGCAGTCTTGTAAGCTGCGTACTCTGTCTTTCCACTACGGTTGCCACCCAAGACCAAAACTTCCTCGTAATTTTCCAACAACTTATCGCAGTCATCCCACGACTGAAGCCGCACCCCGTAGCGGAGCGGATCGTGATTAACCCGCTCAATGGTCATTTCTCTTTTTTCGAGAAATTGCTGTAAAAATTTTAATCCCTTTTTCTGCGCAATCTCCACCATGCGCTCATCCGAAATCTTCGGAATTGTCGGATGATCCGTTTGGGTAAACTCAATCTTCATTTTCTGTTACCTCGATCACATCCGCTTCTTTTTCATCCAAATTAGCCATAATATCGTCCATGTATTCCTTAAATTCATCAGCACTCATTTCGCGCCGGGTTTCCACGATCGATGTTGGCCTGCCTTCCAGTTTGCCGAGATGATCCAGCAGGATACCGGTAACAATTCCCTTATCCTTACCCTTTAATTCATCCTTCTCGATAGATTCGATCAAACTATCCAACGATGCCCGACTAGCATACCGCAGCTTGTTTGTTAGACGCTGCGTGTATGCTGCTAGTCGGCCATCATCTTCGGCGCGGCGTTCCAACGCTGCGACCGTGTTGCGACTCACTTTAAATATCTTGGATATTTTTTTGTGAGTCATATCCGGTTGCGCTAATAGCTCAAGTATCGCATCAACCTTCTCCTTGTTGCGCTCGATGATCGCGCCACTAAACTGCCCCGGCTTCGCTTCGTAAGCCTTGAGCATTTCCTTGGTGTTCTCTTGCACTTCTGCAAGAGCAAACATTTCACCCTGCTCGGCAGAGTTACTTTGTTTTTTTAGGCTTTCCTGCTTTTGACCCATAATTGTAACCGTGCGTGGTATCGTCTATTCCACGCTTGGCCCAAAAACGATTGAACCCTGCATCAATGGCATCTTTGCTGCCTTCAATGTGTTGCGTTCCAATTTCACCAACTGGATCACCCTCATAAACATTAACCCCTGTTTTTCCTGCAAATGTTTTAACTTTTGCCATCTTTCGTCCAATTTTTTACTTTTTGTTTAAACCCGTATGGATCAGAAACAATCTCCTTGTGTACGGTCTTACTTAAATTATGAAACGTATCTCCACGCCTCATTTTTTTATGCGCATACAAGTATTCCAGAATGTTCCACTCCATAACCGGATCGCCTGCACAACAGGCAAATATCTGCTGAACTTCTCTAGTCGTTAGACCCACCATTGCGCGGCACAAAACCAAACTCTCTGACGTTCAATTTAGGCTTGGATATTTTCATATCTCCCCGCGTGTAAGTGTCTGGAGTCAATGGCCCCATCACTTTTATGAGACTTCCCTTTTTAAACCATGCAGCAATTTTATCAGCTTTTTCACTCCAGCAATAACAATCGATCCAAGTCGGGTCTTTATCGTTTCCGTCCTTGTCTCTACCGTTTGATACTGCAATGGAAAAATTAACCACATTGCCGCTCGTTGTTTCCTTCAGTTCCGGATCTCTCCCCAACCTTCCTGTTGCTTGATATACGTTATCTAGGTACATATTTATCGTTGTTTATCCTGTAACAATTTATTGAGTCACAGTCAGCGGAGGGGTTGTGGCTAATTTTTTGCTGAAACGACCAACGATAACGCGAGTTTTAATTTATAATAAATCCAATTCGTATTGGACGCTGTTTTTCCTTAATTGTTTCATCGGCACAGCATTGGTATGTCTGTTAATTGTAAAAATAGTCCAACCATAAGCAAGTGCATATCTTAAAGGATGTGGCATTGGAGAATTATTCCAATCAGTTTCTATCATTTTTTCTCGAAAGACAGAAATAGGATCACCTGCTGTAAGACCTAATCCACTTTTAATCGTATCATAAAACTGCTTTGCCTCTTCCACTTGCTCAACACCTGCCGAATCACATTCAACCCACCATTGCGCAATACCCACTATCATGGGAAACCATGTCAGTTCCTTTAAGGAGGCAGGATTATCCATTATATATTGAAAAGGCTCTCGCAATCTTCTGGATTCTTCAATTATCGCTTCATCTGTAATTATCCATTTTACCTTTGAAAACGGTTTATGCTCTCTACTCCCATCGGGCCTGCCAGCAGCAACAGACATTCTTGACCAAAGTTCTAATTTTTTAGCTTGTGCATTAGATATTTTGCCAAATTCGCCTGCTAGTCTGAAACGATCTGCATTTGTTCTTTTTCTACCAATATCCATTTTCACCATACCAGTTCTGCAAACACCCATTAGAACGTGCATTTTACATGGTTGTTTTGACATTAATAATCCATTTAACCTAGTTTGCCCGTCCATTAGTATTCCCTCATCGTCAAATACTATTGTATTTACATCCCCATGAAAATTACCCGCTTTCATATCCACCGATAGTTTATATGCGTAATTCCTAGACATAGTTCTATTTGTAGCTTCATCTCCAGTACCACCATTGTAACTATTTAAAATTTCTGCCGCCTCGCGTGGGGTGATTTCCGTATAAATAGTATTCATAACAGGACTATGAAACCTATGTTTTAAATCAGCAGTTTCCACTAATTGTTGATGAATATTATTGTTACGGTTTTTTAAGTTATCAATTTCCTTAACTAACTCTTCTGCTGACATATTTTTTATTCTACCTCTTGGCATTTTGTTTTTCCTTTCAGTTTATTTTGTTATTAGTTGTGGCTATTAAGTAAATATTTGCCAATTACTCTATTTCTATTCCGATCATTAATATGGTTCCCATCGCACTCGCGATAAAAACCCAAAACACTAATTCCTCCATACTCATCATCGAGTTAACCCTTCTTCTCTAGCTAATTCTTCGGCTGATTTTTCGTATGGAAAAAATCGAACACTACTTTTCTTAAACACAAACTCAGCATGGCCCGTTGGCCCGCTTCTTTGTTTTAAGACAAGTAAATCGGTGCGTGTAGTGTGCTTGCTCCAACCAACTTGCTCCTGCGAATTTTCCTCTGTAATTGGCACCGGCCATAACGCCGCAACCATGTCTGCGTCCTGCTCGATCTGCCCACTTTCACGAAGATCAGCTAGGGTTGGTTTTTGATTTTTAGATTGAGCAGCATTCCGGTTTAGCTGTGCGCAGGCAATTACCGGAACATCCAATTCCTTTGCCATTTGCTTGATGCCGCGACTTACACTTGCCACTTCCTGCTCGCGGGAATAACTGGCGTGCCGCCCCTCTTCACCTTTGGCCAACTGTAAATAATCGACTACAATCAACTCGATATTGTGCAACAACTTCGCCTGCCTAGCCTTGCTTCTGACTTGGTTCATTGTCAGAGCAGGACGCTCATCGATATACATTGGAATGTCCGATAATTCGTTGATGGTTTCCGTTAAATCCGGAATCATTGAAGCATCGGCAAATCCCGTTCTCCACATCTGCATATCGGCATCTGCTTCCGCAAAAACCACTCTTCGCGCCAATTCCAACGCGCTCATCTCAAGGCTAAAAATTAAAACCGGGGTATCACGCAAAGCAACTTGCGCTGCGATATTCATTCCAAAAGCAGTTTTTCCTTCGCCGGGACGACCACAAACAACCAACATTTCACCACCTCTCATGCCTCCCAGCATTTTGTCAAAGTAATCAAATCCAGTTGATAAACCGGTAAGCTGCGCCCCTCCACGTTTGTACTCTTCGATTTGCGTTAATATCGGAGGAATAAGATCGCCCAACTTATGCAACTCTCGGCCAACCGGATCAGAATTGATCGCCATTAACTCAGCTTCCGCTTGCTGCAATATCTCTCTGGAATTACCCCCCTCGCCCAATTTTTCGTAAAATTTGGTAAATAACGCACCCGCTTTGCGGGCTAATTGCGCATTTTGCGCAGCTTCCAAGTAATAAGATAAATTAGCGGCAGATGGGACTTGATCCTGCAAATGGTGGATCAATAAAATCCAACCGTTTTCTGGTTCATTTACATCGGCACGATTTTTTAAAACCATCGATACTTGAAGATCATCGATAGTTGTTCCTTTCTCCAATATTTGCAGTAAAGCCTGCCAAATAGCCCTAAAATGCTCACCCGTAAAAAGGTCTATTGCATCGCTTCCAAGAGCATCATGTACTTCAAATACCCGAATATGTGGTTCTAACAGACAGCAACCGAGTACCCCGATCTCTGCCTCTTTATTTTCTATGGTTTCTACTATTTTCATTTTTGTGTTGCCTGCTGCATTCGTTCATCCAATGCGGCCTGCATAGATTTTTCTAGTTTGCACAACTTCCAGAACTCCTGCCTGTCAGGGTGATCTCGGTCTACTGCATCTGGTAAATCTGGATTGCCGGGATGTTGCTTTTTCCGGTGAAACATTTGGTTTAACTGGGAAACCAAAACAGGTATTGGGAGTATATCGGTTTCCCCGTTAATTCCGTTAGTTCCGTTCTTATATAGGGGAAAGGACATGGTGTCCTTTTCAATGGACATGGTGTCCTTTTGAATGGACATGGTGTCCTTTTGAATGGACATGGTGTCCTTTTCAATGGACATGGTGTCCTTTTCAACAGGCTCCGTGTCCTTGTCTAAATTTATAAAATAATGATCGCGTCCAATTTTTTTAAGTATCTGCTTTTCTATAAGTAAATTTCTTTTACGGCTGATCGCTCTGTCGTTCATTCCGGTCATTCGTCGTAAGGTCAAACGACTAGCGTACACCTCTCCTTGCGCGGAAAGGTGGCACATTGCCACAAGTAACAGTTTGGCTATTGGATCATCCAACAGCAGCGCAAACGCTTCTTTTTCCAGCTTTAGGCTCATCTTGTAGCCAAGCCGGTCGAACATAAGCACCGCCCTGCAACTTGAACTCCCATAAACGCCCCTGCGGATCGACTAGGTGAACTTTCACCTTGCGATCCTGACTGACTTTTGCCCATCGCCAACGAAGTTTCTTCTTTTGGCGATAAATCAGCCTGTCGAGTGCTTTTAAGGATGTTTTTCTCCACTCTTTTTTCACCATCTACCCGCCCAGCGGGGTAACGGGCGTGTAATTGTCCACACGCCTCCTTCACATCGAGCAGGGAAAGTCATTGGATTCCCTTGATGATCCGCTGGACGGAAATTTTCAGATGTTTTAACTCTGACAATAACGATTTCCCCGCTATCACGGCGGGCCTTGATGACTCTTGTATTTGCGTATTTTGCGTGGACGTAGGTAAGTGTTTCTTCATCGGCTTTTTTGGCCTCAGAATCGTCCACAATGGCTTTTATTTCATCCGGAGGGGTAGGCACCCCTGCCGCTTCCATAATCAAACTGGCACCTTCCTCTGAATACACGTTGGCGCGGCCTTTTTTTTGCCAATGCTCACCGTGCTTTAGCAGGCGATTTCGGTGTCCTTTAATGACAGACCTAGAAACGCCTATTTTTTTCGCTAAATCAGATTCTAGGATTTCTTTCATAAAATTATTAACTATCTGGTCACGATTTACGAACGTGTGTGCCAATAGGGAGTGGAATCATTTTCCTTCCAAAACCCGTATCTTCATTCACATGAACAACTCTGTAATTATCTTTATCTAAATTCTTTATTTGCTTTAAAAGCTCTTTGACTATGCTTTTTGCCTCATAATCAGATTTGTACCCTCCAGCAAGATGAGCGTAATTACTTTTAATTCTTTTAATCTCTTGAGCTAAAAGCTGTATTTCATTGCGATTATTCATAGAGATTTAAAAGGAACTACGGGGCGATCAATGACCGAGGGAAACCACTCCTCCCCGTTAATGCCCTGTCTTAATAAGGAATCTTTACCCCGTAATTCCAAAATTACCCCGGCCCGTTTTTTTATTTTTTTAAGAACCATTATTACTATGAGCCTGTGAGGGACAGGGCTTGGTGAGAACGAACCGAGGCTAAAGCCGCATTTACGATATTTTCTGTGAGGCGTAATCCATCAATACACCCCGCGCAGCGAAAACTGCGCGACCCCCTCCCCCACCAATTAAGAAAGCAGCGGAGCTTCGGCAGCGCGGCTCGCATTTGTTGATGGATCGCCGCCAAATTTGCACATAATTTGCACAAATTGCACAAATTGCCGTATTTGTTAGTGTTTTCGGGCATGATTAGCGGATCAATACTCCGCTGCCCACGCTTATTTGCCAAATTTTCGCCCGTGATCTGACCCATTCAACTGCTCCTTTCTTTTATCCCTGCTCTATCTCTCAGGCGGCAACGAGGTGCTTGTCGATCCAGCGATTCACGCTGGCTCCGGACACGCGAAACTTCGTGCCACGCTTGAAGGCTAGGAAGTCTCCGCTATTGATCCGCTCCCGAACCCATTTAACGTCCATGTTCAAAAGATCAGCGATCTCTTTCACCGGATAAAATCTTCGATCGATGTGGTTAGTTGGCCTTGCCATATTACTGGCCGGGAATGTCCCAAAACGAAAAAAAAGGCGCAAGACATTTTTGATTACATTTGAGCATTCAACGCCGCAATCCACCGTAATTATCCTCCCAAAAAAAATAAAAAAGATTGCCGAATTGTCTTGCATCGTTGTCGGGCATCATGTAATCGCGACCGCAAGACACATTGTCTTGCATTATGAAAATTAATAAAACCACAAAACTAACCAAGCGCGAGGCTTGTTATGGCTGCGGCTCGAAAGTCGTAATTCCACCGGCCGACATACCGGGATCAATGATGCCGCTTCAAGTGCTTTGCGACGACTGCTCCCAAGCTACTGCCGGAGTAATTGAACCGATCCACGAACCAAGGAGGTTGGCGTAATGTATATTTCAGCCGAAAAAAAATCCGCGATTCGATCCATATTGGATCGCGGCCTTTCCCTGTCCCAACCGGATCGAACGAAGCTTAAAGGTGCTGCAACCTATGCACAGCGTCGCTTGTGCGATCGTTTCATTCCTATGGGGTTACAACGCCACCTACAATCCGTGATTCAACTATGGGAGGATGCAAATGCCTAGATTCACCTTGCACCATAAGCAATCCAAAATGCTCGCTGAAAAATACGAAAAAGCGGCGGCAAAAAAATTAGATGGGTATCTACCGCAGACCCCATTTATGAGCAACCTATTAGCTTTGGATGTTGCAACCATGACCTACGGATTTATCGCTGATTATCTTCACGCAACAATTCACTCGGAAGGCATTGAGCCATCGCTCGATAATGTCAGGTTGCACATCGAGGATTGGTTTGAATCTTTTCACACCATCAAAGACGGCAGCACCCAAATTTTGGACGAGCTAGGCATAACAAACGGCATGGATGGCCATAGGTTTAGGTTCGCAGTTAATTCATTTCAGCACCTCGATCCCGGCGAGACTTACTACGAGATCGAGATCGCATCGGATAACGAACGCTGGACGGACGGGAGACTCGATTGGAGCATCGCATTATTCCAATGCAACCACACATTAGACTCCGATCGTGGCTGGGATTACGACCATCTTATCATTTGCGATAGTTTAGACTTGGCCGCGCCAAAACTAAAAAATCCACGCACGGACATAACCACCGACCCACACGATTGATATGGAAATTTCCACATTACATTTAACGGACAATTCATTTCACCAGCCCCAAATTGGGGCTAGTGATTTGGATGAATTAGTAAGCCGCATTTTACTTCGTGAAGGGAAGCTCGATTGCTTGGCCGTGATAACGTGCCTATGCGATTTTGGAGGTGACGATATAGAAGTAGTCGCATCATGCAATATGATGGAAGTAATCGAAGACGAATACGTTCCAAGGCTGGATCATGTTAGCAGATCACGCGGTAATGATTCATTGCATGGTTTAGACATTACATTGACAGGCAAAGCGTATGATATTGTGAATCAATGCGCGACCATCCTCGATGTATTTAAAGTGTCCGAGCCGCGATACAAATTAGATTATTTTAAGTTTAAAATTTCCGAAACAATGCTCACGAAGTGGGAACATATTTTAAATACTTATGAGTGATTATTACGCAGGAAAAACACAATGCATCGGCAACTTAAAAACTGCCTGTTCATTTATTGTTAACTCAAAATACATGGAGGAAGAGTTCCTCGATAATTACGATGATGACGGTAACAAGTTCCCTACTTGGGAAGCAGTCGTTAAGTATTTAGTTGAAGAATGTGAGAGCGGCGAAGTTTACGAACTGTCAACAGTAAGGGAATAAATGGAAGAAGAACACATATTCGATGATCTTAAATTTGGAGATTTTGTCGCAATCTCAGAATTACTTGATGCAACTGTTAGCGATCTTAAAATTAAAGAGCAACAAATCATTATGATTATTATGATGATTGGATTGCAGCACGCGATAAATGCACTTGGTAAAGATGTAGGATTAAAAACAATGCGCAATATGTTTGAAGTGGGTATGAATAATGTGATTGATGCGCACGAAAACAGGAAAGCCGCGAAAAACTAGCAATTCTCCGAAATCATAAAAAAACAAGCCCTCAGATTCACTTCTGAGGGCTTTTTATTTTGTCCGAAGGGTAACACCCCAGCGGATTTAAGCTGATTGAACGTATTGCAAGCCAACCTCCGTAACACCCACCCGTGGCTTTTCAGCATAACGCTCAGTCGTGGATAGATTACTATGCCCCATTGCCTCTTTAACCGCATACACCCCATGCTCACGACACGCCCATGAAGCGTAAATCTTACGCAATTCATGTGCCTTCTGCTTCCGCGTCCAACCGCATTCTTTCATAAATTGAGCCAACCTACGGAAACCGCGTTCGCCCTGTTCGTCGTCGTTAAAATTGGTTGTGTTTTTGCCACCACGTTTCCCGATCGGTAAAATATAATCATCATCAGTACATGGCCAACCGTTCGACAAATGAACTTGCTGAATTTTAGTTTTTAATGTGGGAGAAACAGGAATCAACCGCTCCTTCTTTCCCTTATTGATATGATCGATTGTGTGACCACATCGAAGAAAACAATTACCATCTTCACCTTCAATAAAATCACCAAATTTACGATCTTTAACCTCCTGCTTACGCAAACCCGTATCCATTGTTGTGTGGAACGCAACCCAAGCGCGGGGATACGTTTCAAGCAACTCAGGCAATCTGCTCACAATGTCCTTCATCAGTTTGTGATCGGGCATTGTGTAAGTGTCTTTTTTGAACACAGGAAGTTTAGGGATCGAGCGCAGCACCGTCAGATCGGGCAGCACCAAATCATCGAGGATACCCTTGGCCATGACCTTCTTACCGAACCAAGACCGTAGGCCCGTCAACATCGAGTTCATCGATTCCTTTTTAGAATCACGTTCCAGCTTGTCCGTCACGCCGCGCAGTATGTTGTCCTGCGCGTTAACAAAAAAAGATTTCTTCGTCATTATTGAAAGTCGTTGCTTAAAGCACTCATCGTAATCGAGTCCAGTTGAATAATGAATTATCCCGCGAACATTCGTGTAGTAGGCACGCTTGGTATCTTTACTCCAATCGAGAGATTCGGCGTTAACAAGGCAATCCCAAACCTCTTGGAAAGTTGCAGTTGTCGGTTCTCGCCGTTTCCGCTTTATCGGCGCGTCCTGCACACCATCCGGATTCAACCGGGCTTGGATCAGCTTCATCGCCAACTGCTTTGCAGTCTCAAAATCCGATGTGCCAAGCGATTGACGGATATGTTCCCCCTCGATCATCTTGTTAATCGAATAAGTTCCCTTACGATCTTGTAGTGGAATAGTAATACCTTTGTATTTGAAGGATTTGTTTTTGTTGTATTTGGTCATAAAAAGCGTGTGCAAAATTTGTGCAAATTTTCACGGGTATAACCCGCCGTAAACCGCCGCAATTAAGACCATGATTTTGGGATTTGCGCAAACTAATAATCTTCTCCGTTTGCTAATAAACGGTTAATAAACGCAAAAAACCACACCAGAATGTGCAAATTTATTAGGAAAAAGGGAGAAAAATGAAAAGTGAAGATTTATTGAGAAAATAGCAAAAGGAGCAGATTTACAGTCCGTAACGCACCAATCATAAAACCCAATAAAAATAGGGGTAAAGTGTAGTTAATTTTTGGCGTGTGCAAAATTTGTGCAAATTATTTATGGTAAAAAACATAACTTATGCGTTTCTTCATGCCGCAAGACATGGTAGCAAGACCGGGCCGATTACTTGCGTTAAATACTAATTATCTAATTACCGCAAATATTAAGATCGGCAATGAAACTTACAAAATTATTATGTCTGACAAAAAAACTAGCCGCACCTTTCGCTTAGAAGATCGAATGTGGAATCATGTGGTCGCTGAAGCAAACATCCGCAACGTCAAACCGACTCAAATCGTAATTGAGGCGATCAGCGAACATCTTGGACGAGTGATCCGTCATCGAAATGAGATCGATGATTCCCAACTACTCCAAGTCCTAAAGCAAACCGAAGATTTGAAAGCTGAAATCGAGAAAATTGAGAAAAGCATTGGTAAATTCTAATTTATGAATGTCAAATTGTTAACAATTTGTTGTTGACCGTAAAGATTTTGCATTACAAAACCCCTCTACCTTAACCGTATGAACAACCAAATTGAAACGCTTGCAAACCGTTCGCTTCAATTAGCTTCAGAATTTGTTGATTTGGACGAGCAGCAAATTTTAACGAGGTGCATTGAGCGAAAACTTAAATTAAAAAGTGCTGCAGAAGTCGAAACTGCCATGCTTGAGGCCGTAGATGAGTTTAAAGCGCACCGTAACGCAAAATCCCTTTGAAAATGGTGGTAGGAGCAGGATTCGAACCTGCGAAGGCTGAGCCATCTGATTTACAGTCAGACCCGTTTGACCGCTCCGGAATCCTACCGAGATCGAAGGGCGGGCATCAAACCGCAGGACAGTAACTCTGTCAACTATCTTATCGAAGTAAACTTGGCCGCACCGGCAATTGTTTCGACTTCAATGCCTCTTCGATCTCCGAGCGCGGATACGGTCGAATGTTAAAGCCACCTAAACTCGATGCCTGCGTTTCCCACGGCATACGTCTAATGTTTTCTTCCGGAATAAACGCATTTAAATTCTGCTGCGTTAGATATTCATCCCCATACCGATCTTGCCGCTTGGTAAACTTCGTGTAATCGCGTGTAGTTTGACTCCTTCGTGATTCTTCAAACAATTCAGCACGCTTTCGTGAGTTAAAATCCAAATTAAAACTAGGAAACTTACTCACGGTTTCGACGGCACCCTTTGGCGGCAACGGATCAATCAACCCCTGCTGTACTGCGATCCGATCTAAAAGCCCGGTGAAATGACTTGCGCGAAACGCTTCGATCACGCCGGGATCATACCCAAGTTCCTTCGATCTCGTTGGCCTGCGATAAATTGGATCAACGTAAGCTACCAATCTGTCAAACTGCCGTTGACCGGGAATAAACGCCCCCATGAATTCGTCCGTGATGTAAAAAGAAAACGGCACCGATCCAGCAAACGGATCAACCGGAGTCGCTACCGGTCGATCAAAACCCGATTGCCAATCCATAATTCCTTTAATTGGAACACGCACTCCTGCTCCAAACGAAATAAACTCACCCCCAAGTTCCCCAACCATTTGACCCCATGTTTGCAAACCTACATCAGCCCCGTAACGCTTTGCGTCATTCCAGCCCATGATTAAAGCACCGGCCATTCCGATGGCAGGATATTGCCTCGTTCGCATCCAAAAATCGGTATCATCCCCATCATCGATCCCTGCCAACCTAGCCCAGTAGGACAGATTCATACGATTAGCAGTTATGAGTTCTGGTTCAAACCGTTCACGCTCAGGCCCGTAACCTTTATCCACGATCTTGGTTGCTGATCCAATATATGATCGAGGATCATCCTCCTCTTCATCACCTAGTAAAGCTCGTAGTGCCATCACAACGGCACCACTTCCACCAAGCCCAAACATTCCCACCGTTAAAATATCTGCAAAAGCATCTGCCCTTTGACCCTTTGGCACTTTGCCCATGAACAGTTTAAGCGCGGATAATCGATCCTTTTGCTTGGCCATAAAAGCAGCACCAAAACGGGGAAACGCAGAGATCAATGCACCAAAATCATTCGTGACCAACTTGTTAATTGCATCGGGAGAATCTGCGTAGTTTAACATTTCAAACTGCGCAGCATTGACTGCCTGCAATCTGTCCTGCACGGGCGGGTTCTTCATGTACTCCGTCACATAGGCCCGTAAATCGCGCCCACGGAGTTTCTTTGCCCTGCCCTTGGTAACTGCCGAGGCTTTAAGCATCGCGTAGGCTACACGTTGTTTAGCCCGAACATCGATGTTGCCGTATTGAATCATCTGCAAGGCAGCACCGGCTAATTCACCCTGCCTCAACATTTCATGCCATTTCTGGTCAAACCTGACATTGAAATCAGATAACCGCGTGGAATCAGCAAACAGTTCATCCGGTAACACCGTCTGGATCGCGTCCAAGTAATGACTGTTTTTACCGATTCTACCGGGAAGATATTTTCTCGCCCCAATAAATCTATTGATTAACTGACCCGCGAAAAGATTACGGGCAAATCTCAATTTCTGCCCTGCCCCCTGCAAGTCTCCTGACATTGCCTTTATCATCCCGCTGGTGACGGCATGAAATTCAGCTTCCAAAGCAAAAAACTCATTAGCACCCAAGTTACCCACAACCGTAACAGGATCGAACAGGAACAATCCTTTCGACTGCCGAAGCAGATACCCCATTACCTTTAAAATCGCGTGAGGCGATTGCTGTTGCGCGTACTGCTTCACTAAAGCATCCATCAACGGTTTCGGAATCGCTTTCTTGCCTCCTGCCAGTTTAAACGCTTCCTTCTTAAAGGCTTCAAATGCCTCTTTATCGAGTTTCTCCTGCAAACGATCCTCCGTCTCCGGAAACACTCGCTCACCGGTCTTTGGATCGACCGGCATATTCCACCCTCGGACTGCCTTGATCGCCTTCCAAATCTCCGTCAGGCCCGACTCAAGGTCTACATAACCTTCCGGTGGCGTTTCACCTTTAAAAGATCGAGCGTTTTCCACTACCGACTTTAACCACCGTTTACGCGACTTTTCCTGCGCAGCTTGCAAGGCACGCACATTAAAACCACTTAACAGATCAAGCACCTTGCCCTCTTCCCGTGATTTACCCGTCTTGTACCGTCTCCCGGCAGATCGCACTCCGGATCGCAGTCTTAATGCCTGCCGCGCCGCACCCCATAAACTACGCGACACAACCACATCGGGCGTGTACGCATCAATGGCATTAAACTCTCCCGTGCCTTCAGCCAGCATTGAGGCTAAAGAAAAACGGTTGAACACCGGCACCTCGACGCCTGCCACTTCCTGCCTCACATCCTTCAAGCCGGGATCAATGAACGTATCGATAAACCACGCAAACTCCGGATACTCGACTTGCGTGTAGTGATTGTAGAGTTCCTCCTGCAAATCAGCAGGCATTTCACGCAACAACTGATAACCGCGCCTCCCGTCTCTAGTCTCAATGAAATTATCAATAACCAGTTGATCCTGCTCACCGGTCAACGGGTTTTTAACCATGATTACATCGCCAACATTATGCTCCCCCTTTTTAAACTGCTTGGCACTCATTATCCCGGCACGCATTTCAAAGTCCGTGAAAATGAATTTCTTATCCTCATCAATGCCCGTGACGTTTAGATGTGCCGCCAGAGGCAACGCTTTACCCTTAAACTCCTTGATCCTCGATGCCCACGCTCCCTTGCGCAAAAAGTCAGGTAGCGACCATCCGGATTCATCGGGGCGACTTTCCCATAGCTTCTTCTCCAAAGTGTCTGCCTGCTGCTTAATGGCGGCAGCTTGGTACATCCCCATCATTTCCAAACCCTGCTTCTCACGCAGGAGTTGCTCGCTACCGTAGTAGACAATCTTGGTGGATTGCCTGCGAAACGGTTCCAACAGTCTGGTTTTTAACGGGGTCGCGTAGTTTGGCTTTTTCTCTTCATCAACCTTTTCAGTTCCCTCGATCCGATGCTTTGCCGCAACTCCATCCGGACTCAAATTGTTTTCATCGGCAAATTCATCGCGCTTTATCCTGTTCCAAACTTTATCGAGATACTTGCCAACACGATCTCCAAACACACTTTTCATCGCCTTGGCCCAACCAGCAAAAACGGTGAAACCTTTCTTAAATAAATCCTTACCCTTGATGCCAAGATCACGAATCACATCCAAACGAATGAAACCTCCTTGCCCACCACCTGGGCGGGGTTTGATTTGCATACCCTTGGGTTTCTCTTCTTGATCCAATGCCTCATTCCCTCGATCTACCGCATCATTAATTTCTTGCTGGTCTTCACCTCTTTTCCTTAACTCTTCATCCAATCGAGCGAGATCACCTTGCGCTTTATCGTACTCAGCCTGCTTGGGCCATTCTTTGTCTACCGTATCCTCCAACGCCACCTTGTCACGTTTAGCCCTTTCAAGTGCCGCCTCCTTAATTGCTGGCAAATTTTCAATAGGCTTTATTTTGCCGTTTAAACTACTCAACAAACCAACACCCGTAGTTGCTGCTCCAATCGTGTTTTCCAGTAATTTATGCGTAAACCTCCATTGAAGCTGCGGCGTTGTGTCTTTTACCCAATCATTGTTTTTACCATCCCATGTGCCTTTTACTGAAGTTGTCACTTCAAAACCATTGATCTGCAATGTCGGCCCCTTGGTAAAATGAGCAGACTTAATGGTGTACCCCTTCTTTCTAGCTGATTCGTGCGCATCAACAAGTGCTGCTGCAATTATTCTATCAAATTCCTTTGAAAACTTTTTAGGATCAGTTGTGACGCGACCTAACCCATCAATTTCCTCAACGCTCGATGGCATCTTTTCAGCGATCTCTTTCGCTTCCTCTATCTGCCTCTCCAGTAGCGGTATCTTTTCTTCAACTAATTCATTTAGTGTTTCCCTAGCCTCACGCTTACTTCTTACGAATGTGTTTCTGGACGCTTCTAGCGATCGTATTTCGTGATCCAAAGCAACACGTTGCATCGCAGCAGGATCACCACTAAACGCTGCCATCTGTTCCTCAAATGTTAGGCTAGTTTCATTGGCGGCATCCTCAAAATCCCTGCCTTGCAAATCCCCACGCAATATCTGATTAATGAACTTTTGCTTGGTGGCTAACTTTTGAAACATGGCTGAATCCAATGTGTTCTCCATGCCATAGGTAACAATCTCAATCCCACCGTACTTTAAGTTTTGGTTTTCATCTCTTTCACCATAAAGATTACCCTGCCGCAAAATACGTCCATTCCTTTGCTCAATATCCATCGGGCGCGGCGGTGCGTCCAAATGATGCAACGCTGCCATCCGATCCTGCATATTTAAAGCTGTCCCCAACTTTTCAGTTGAACCTATCGCAATTCGTATCTCTCCAGATTTTATGCCTTCACCTATGATTTTCTTTTGCCCTTCAGTTATCTTTGGCCCAAGCGTGGCAATACTGTTTTCAGGCACCCCAGCAGCAACCAGTTTACTTTTTAAATCATCATAGACATTAAACTGCTCCTTCTCTGTTAATCCCTCTACATGACTTTGGTAAACATCAGAAAAAACAAGCTGCGTGCCTTTATTCGCCTCTTCAGCATGGTAAATCTCAAGAATCTTATCTACTGCCCTGTTTACCTTTGAATCTGGCTCATCCTCTGCAAGCGGATTGATTAACCTTATGTCAATCGCCGCCTTCTTTGCCCTCGTAAACGAGACAAGCGGAATATGACTGTTATCTTTCTTTTCCTGACCAGACATCTTTTCAAACTTCTCCAACTGAAGCCGAATGTCTGCAATCTCTTCCGCAACACCATCTGTTTGAGGCACAATGATGTTCGTAGGCTCCCCCCCTTTTAATGGCGGCAAATTCAACCCCGGCACCTCTTCCTGTGTGATAACGTCTGCGATCGTCCTAAACGCAGCAATCAACTCAGGCCCGTTCGTGTACTTGGCAAATCGTTGCACCACTTTCCATGTGCCTCCAGCGGTCAACTCCATGCCTGACACCGTATCCCCAAATAAAGACGCAAAACTGTCAAAGTTTTCCATCCCATATTCTTTTAACATCTTGGGATTGATATATCGCATGAAGTTCCACGCTTCAGCCACCGTGTTGGATATTGGCGTGCCGGTTGCCATAACAACATTTTTACCGTCATTGTTTTCCTGCACCCATCGCGTTTTCATCAACATGGACAAGCCACGTTTACTTGCGCTTCTATCTATCCCCTTAATGTTGCCCATTTGAGTCTGGAACTGGAGTTTCTTGTATCGATGGGCTTCATCAACAAGCAACGCATCAACACCAGTTTCCTCAAACGTCATTCCTCGATCTTTAATTTTTAACGATTTTAAATCTTTAATTTTTGCTTCTAATTGCTGCTCTGCTTTTACCAAGTCTTTCACTTTTGGAGAGGATTTACCTTCCTCCTGTGCGGCTTTGATTCTTGCCGTGGCTAGATTGACCAATTCCTTTTCCAAGTATTCCGCTTCCCGTTTTGGATCGTCAGGAAGCATATCCAGAAAAGACTGCGGAATGATAACAGCATCCCAGTTACCCGTGGCAATCTGTGCCATTGTACGCTGCCGATTCTTTGCATCTCTTTGCTTGCTGTTTGGCATCATTATGTTTGCCGCTGGATAGAGTTGCTTAAACTCTTTGGTAAACTGATCGAGGGCAGCATTTAATGTAACGATCATCGGCTTATTTGCCATTCCAAGTCGCTTCATCTCCATTGCAGCAGTAGCCATAATGAAGGTTTTGCCCGTGCCAACAGAATGAGCCAGCAATGTGCTACCCTGCAAAATCCGACTTACAGCACGCTTCTGGTGCGGACGTAACTGCAATTCCGTTGTTGCACCGGGGTAATAATCAAAATCTGGTTCATCGTACTCACGTAAACGTGTTCCGTTGTAATTTTCATTGTAGGTTTCAAAAATACTCTTTGCTGCTTCGCGATCCTTTAACGCCCACTCCTTAAAGGCAGCTTGAATGTCTTGTATCTTTTGCGCAGCTTGAATGGTTTTCTGCGCATTCTTTGTACCCCTGCCTTTCTTCCCATCGGCAGGAGGATCGTAAACAGTTGGTTCTTTCAGATTTAAAGCATACTGAACTAATTCCGCACCATCTAATCCCCCTTCTGAAAAACCATAAACCTTCTGGTTCGTTTCACTATACCGGTTAAATATGTTTAAACGCCATTTTCCTGTTTCCTTAATGTAATGGGCATCACCAGACACATCCAACACCTCACGCAAAAACCGACTTACGATCATTGGATCGATCCATGTGCTGCCTAACCTAAACCCAATTTGCTCAACCGGAATAGGTTCCGGTTGCACCTCGGTAAGAGCAGTTACATTTCGCGCCAGTTCCGGTTGCGACTCAACTGCCGCCTGCACCTCCCGTAATTTACGCTTTACGTTGCCAGAAAGATATTCACTAGGAGTTTCCAATAATCCACTTATGGGATTTTCAAACACCAATTCCTCTTCCAACAACTTCGCCCGCGCACCTTCCGGTGTCGTATTCAGCAGTTGCCCGACATAATTTTCATCAACATGATTCTTGTAGCTCATGCTGATTGTTAAAGCGTCAGCGGGAGTTTCAGCCGTAACCGGGGCTTTGCGCGGGAAATTGGTGCGCTTTTCAAAGATTGGCATCTTCTTAACCACATCATTGCTCACAACCTTCGTTACACCATCCTTTGTCTGCTCCACAAACTCGGTGCGAACATCTTCAAGCCCAGCAACTTGCTGGAAATCAACGTCTACTTGCCAAATAAACGCACTCTTCCTGCCATTAACCGATCCATGCTTTTTAAAGTATTTATCGTACTCCGCATTTAAATTCTTTCTTAAAACATCAAGCTCCTCTGTGGTTTTCTCCGGATCAAGCTCACCCCTGACCATCGCTTGTGCCGCATTTTTAAGAACAACATAATCATTCAACCTCTTTAACTGTGCCGAGTTCTTGTATGCGTCTTTTGGCAAATCCAACAAAGTGTTTTCACCTTGGATTTTTAAGTGTGTTAATTTTGGATTCTTTGCATCCGGTACTTGCACCAAGGCACCAATTCGACCAACCACTTCCTTGTCTGCTTCAACAAATTCAGTTTCATTCTCGTATGAGTGAGTCTCTTCCGCAACTACTGCCCTTGGCATCTTCTGAAATGCCTCTTCAATTAACGGAGGAAGTTCTGGTTCCTGTTCAAACGGCAACAAGGCACGCTGATCCCCCGGCCTGCCATACAGTTTCCCTTCAAGGCTCAAGCGTCCCAGCAACATCTCTGGCTTCTTGGCATAGTATTCGTTAACGGGAAAATCTTTATTGGTACCGTCCTGCGTCTTAACCATGACAAGATCAATAAAATCGTTCGCCTGCTTAAATTGCTGACCCGTTTTCTTACGAAACACCAGTATGTCAGTTGTTACCTCCGTCTGCGCATTCTCCTTAAATGCCGTGTTAGGCAAGCGTATTGCCCCAACCAAATCAGCACGTTCAGCAATGTACTCCCTAGCCTCTTTGGATATTGGAGCATCCATTGTTGATTCAGAAGTAATCGCAACCATCAACCCTCCCGGCTTCAAAGCGTCAACCGATCGGGCAAAGAAGTAATTATGCAAACTGAAATCCGGATAACGACTGTCTTGAACACCCTCCTTGGCAAACGGCACGTTTCCAATCACCAAGTCCATTGAGTTGTTCTTGATGTTTGCATCTTGAAACCCTCCCTCAAAGGTCTGCGCATTGGGATACAACTTTTTAAGGATACGCGCAGAAATTGAATCCAGTTCAACACCCCACAACCTAGAATTAGATGCCATGTCCTGCGGCATCATCCCAAAGAAATGCCCCACCCCAGCACTAGGCTCAAGCACACGCCCTCCCTTAAAACCAAGGTGACGCAACCCCTTCCACATTTCACCTATGACCTTGGTGGATGTGTAGTGTGCATTTAAAAGAGAGTTTCGCGCTGCCTTGTATTCATTGTTATCAAGTAATTCAATTAACTCCTTATAAATGGGTTTCCATTGCCTGTTCCAACTATCGCTCTCCCCGGTTACTCCTTTTGTGGAAAACGCTTCTTGGATTGGCCCCCATCCGGAATACTGCGCTAAAACCTTTTGCTCATCACTTGTCGCTGCGCGGTTCTCCTGCTCAAGTTGCTTGAGCAATTTGATTGCTTTAATGTTGGCCCGCGCCTTGGAAACCTTACCCGTTGGAGATGTTTCTTCTCCTTCCGGAATAACGTAGTTGTTTAACTGCTCAGGTTGTCCTCCCACGCCTCGATCTGACGCAGTAGGTTCTCCGGTAGTGGCTCGATCTCGTCCCTCTCCGGATCGGGACTCACGATCTCCGCTTGGACGATCTCCCTCGCCTCGTTCGACCGTTGCCCCCTGTTCTGGAGTGTCTGATACAGGTCTTGCGCTCGCCTCGTCGTCTGGTCGAGGTGTTCCGTCAGTTTGTTGCTCTCCCAAAGGTGCTTCAGTAGCTCCGGTTCCATCTCCTTCAGATGTTCCAGCCTGCTGCTCCACCACGGGAGATCCATCATCTTCAATTCGCTCATCAGTCTCTTCTTCTGAAATTTTATCTTCTTCTGGTTGCGCTTTCGGCCCAAATACTATCACCTCGTAATAAGGCAGTAAACTACCCCCCATTAACTTACCATCCTGAAATATTGCAGGCCTAAAGACTCTTTTAACAACTCTGTGTTCGCCGTCCTCAAGGCGCAGATGCTCATCTTTTTCTGACGCTGGTACAAATTCAGCTTCAGCAACAATTCCTTCTACCCATTTCTCGCCAAACGCATCCCTAATTTCGAGACCAAGATTCTCCGCTTGTTCTATTATGCCGTTAACGTAATCCTGAAATTCTTGAGTAGTATTTTCAAACTTCCAGCTTTCTCTAACTACGAATGCTGCTTGCGCCTTGCGGGCTGGATCGTCCCCTGCTTTCTCAATGTTGTTTCTTGATCCTCTTTCAAATCTTTCAAAAGCCGTTTCCTCTTTAACAGGCTCAGGCTCAACATCCTGCGCAACCTCATCCGCATACGCTTCAGCCTCCAACGCCGCTTCTTCCGGAGTAAGCTCATAATCATCTTCCACCTCTTCTTGGGTTTCCGGTACCGGGGCAGGCTCCGGTTCCGGTTCTGCTACTGGCGCAGGCTCCGGTTCTGGTTCCGCTGCCGGGACAGGCTCCGGTTCTGGTTCCGCTACCGGGGCAGGCTCCGGTGCTGGTTCTGCTGCTTTAGCTTCTTCTTCTGTCGGCGGCGTAAACTGGTTTACCTCCGTAATTTCCTTGGCACCAGACGCAGCTAATCCACGCTCGATCGTCAATCGCGTAGCTTGATCGCCAAACTCAATAACTCCGTCCTGCCCACTTTCATTCTTAAATTTAACAGTAAAGGTTTCGCCCTTGCCCAACTTCTCTGGCACCGGCACCCCTTCAAGTAAACTCGTTCCTGCTTCCTTCCATTTCGGTGTATCAAGCGTTGCCTCTGGCTCACCAGCAAATCCTGCTGGCATTGATCGCTCCAATGCTTCCGCATCGGAAATTGTTTTTATTACCTCACTTTCTGCTGCTGCTGCCGCTTTACCTTGCCGCGCAGCATCAATTTGGCGAACACCATACATACTGGCACCCAGTATGCCGCCAATCTCTCCCGCTTCACCGATCTGCTCGATTGCCTCTTCAAAAGTAAGGTCTGGCTGATAGGTAGCTTTACGAACAATAGAATCATACAATTGGTTCCATGATTCTTCCGTTGCCTCCAAACCTCCATGCTTGAAAACACCTTTGGCTATCTCCTTAAAAGTGGCGCGGCCAACAGCACTCATCAAAAGTGCTTCCTCAAAACCACCCCCGGCTTTCATAAAGCCGCGAGTGATTAATGCCGTTCCCAAACCTTGAAATAACGCGGGGCCTTGCGCTTTCTTAAATGCCTCTTCATCTGACAGTCCTTGCGCTTTGTACGCACGCTCGGCATCGGCCAATCCTTGACCATAAGACTGCGCTCCCGCTGCGATTGCCATACCCCACGGGCCGGTTGGTGCCGCTACCAATGTCGGAGCCAAACTCGTTATACCCTGCCCAAGCGATCTAGCAAAAGGCGCACCTTTTGTCGCTCTGGCTACTGTATCAATGTCAGCAGCAATTTCTCCGCGTTCCGCTGCCATTTGCTTCCAGAAATTAGCCCTCCGCTCGTTCCCCAGCGCACGCTCACCAGACTCAGCTATTTTGTACATACCCTCGGCACCCCTCACTAACCCACCGTAAAGACCGTAGCCAAGTTGTGATAAGGCATTCCCCTCTTCAGTCGGTTCTGGAAACTGTAAGTCAATTGCTAAATCTTGACGCAAACCCTGCTTGCGCACTTCCCGCATCTCATGCTCCAACTGAATCTTACGAACACGACGGTCTATGTTTTTAAAATCCTCATTGAATTGAGGATCGCGCTTTAAGTATTCTGGATACTTTTTACCTACACGATAAGTTAACTCTTCATCACTTACTTTATCGTACTCAGGATACTTTTTGCGTACTCTTTCAATTACATCACTCATCGATATAATCCCATCCTGTCGTTTTCATCTTCCTCTTCCAACTCTTCAGCTATTGCTTGCCCGGTGATTTCAGCTATTTGACGTTTTAAATCTCTTACTTTTCTTTCTTCCATTGTTTTGGCTGCCGAGGACGACATTTCACCCCATGTCCATGTTTCAGCGTCACTCTGTTGCCTTTTGCTCTTATCCTCATTGATTAGATCACCATCATAATTAACAAACGGGGCATCATTACCGAGTTTTTCAATCATGGCTAAATTATCTTCAGCAATTTGCAAATCTGCCTTCAAACTTTTAACCCTATCTTTATCACTTGCTGACAGATTTAATCTTTGCTCATCTACCGTACTTGGATCACCATAAATTTGTTTTATTAAACCAGTTTCTGTTTCTATTTTTACCCTCCTAGCTGCGTCTAAAGCGGATTCAGGAACTTGCCTATCGCCACCTCTAACAGTAGTCACCGCCCCTGTTCCTGTGTGCATACCAACAAAACCCGGCACACTTGGATCAGTAAAAGTTGTCCCTGCTTTTGGCCCTGCCGCTGCTGCATCTAAAGCTGCAATCTCTCTGGCGTGCTTTTCACCCGCCCTTGCGTGTGCTTCGGCATCCCTAGCATCGGCACCTACTGCCATTCCGTAAGTACCTTGCGCACGATCGCCTGCCGCCTGACTTAATCTAGCCTGCAACACTTGAGCCATATTTGCATCTCCTGCCATTGGCAATATCGCCTGCATAGCATCTGGATTTCGCATGATCTCATTTATCATGCGGTTTGTGTCGGCCTTTTCGTTTTGCGCTGCCACCGCGCTTAATCGATTTTGCTCGGCAGTATCTAAAGATGATTGAGTAATTTGAGCCTGCCTTTCTGCTGCCACTTGCCCACCCAAAGCAATTTGGTCATCACTACTCATGTTATCGAGATCATCAATATCTATTCCTTTTAATGATGCGAGTTGTGACTCATTAGCTAAATGCGCTTTTATTAAATTTACCGCTGACGTTGCCTCCTTCTTTTTTAGCTTTGCCGCCTTCTGCTTTTCTTTAAGCGCATCACCAATGGCTTGGCTTGCCTCTTTCATGCCTTGCGCGATCGCCGCTGGCCCCGCAGTCGCTAACTGCGCAAAATTAGGTGGCAACGGTGAAATCCCGCTCCCCCCACCACTAAAGTAACTGTATCTTGCCATTTATTTGCCTTTTCGTTGTCTTGCACCCCAGCATTACGCTTGAGTAATCTTAACTTTCTCCGCACCAACCATATTCACCACTAATTAAAAAGCCCTCAGATCGAATCCTCGCGCCATAAATTTTCCAGTTATGCCCCTAAACGTCCTATTTGCGCATTTTGAGCCTGCTGAAGCTGATGCTCATGCTGTTTCGCACGTTTAATGACTCTCTCCTGCAAACTTGGATCGTTTTGCATCGCCTGCTGTGCCGTTGGACTGCTCGCCAACTGTTGCAACTCTTGCAATCGCAACTGATGTGCCTGCCCCGGCTTAATGTCCACATCGGCACCCGCTGCGATCTGTGCAAACGCAGTACGCTCGTCCTCGATCTCCTGCTGACTCGCTTCCTCCTGCGGTCGCAACATACGTTCGCCTAGCTGCGGATCGATAAACTCAAACAACACTTCCATTGCCGTTGTCCGATCCACCACTCCGTTTACATCAAACTCAATCGCCAGTTTCAGTAGACCTAACTTCTCTTTCACCAACTCCATGTCGAGATTAGCCACGTTGTAGTTAATCTGAACATCGTATTGGCCTTGGATTTCATCCCTGCCTACGCGGATCGGCTCGGCTTGCCGCGAACCAACCACACGGAAAAACATTTCGTCAGGCATGAATTGCTGAACCAACTGAAAGCATTGATCGCAAACCTCTGACCAATACTTCAACCACTTGGCAACCATTCCTTGCTGCCTCATGCGGGAGTAAAACTGGTTCTCCTTGCCGATCGGCCTGCCAAAGTATCGATCTGCCATTTCTTGCACCGTCTGCTCGATCTCCTTTGAGCCACTATCGACACGGGGAGCGTCAGCATACTCATAATCATCCGGTCGCATTCTCGGCACCATTACTCCCGGCCCCCACTTGCTGGGCGCACGCCCAACAGGGTGCATGAGTGGAGGCATTGTCGAGAGATAGGATCGATCAGTTCGACCGTCCCATTCCTGCTTGATCTGACGCTGCCAAGTAGAGGCAACCTCACCGTACCCGCGACTGTCATCGAGGCGACGAGACAAATGCTCCCGGCGTAAAGCCACAAACGGATACTGCCCGTGCGCGTAGTTCAGCAATTCCTCACGCCCCACAATCTGCTCGCCTCCATCGGTCGATCTGCAATGCGGAGAAAACACAATGTAGTAGATACCGGGAACCCCGTTTTCATCACACCGCCGCTCAAAAGCATGAACAACTTCATACAGTTTGCGTGTATCCAAATCTGTCAGTCCAGGTCGAGTATGTCGGATGCGCTGAGTTGCACCTGACCATTCAGAATTACTCATGCCCTCGGCGCGATCCAACACTTCATCAACCCACTTCGCATCCCAACCCCGAACCTCCTTGGCATCTTTAAGTTGCTCCGCTGTCATGTACTGCCGCCAAAACAACCGGCGTGCAGATTGCAAATCCGTAGTGTCCTGCGGAAAAAAGAAATCCTCACCAACACGCAGACTCTTGATCTCCGGACGGTTCTTTACCAATTCGGGCATTGTGTAGACCGCGCTCCCCTTTTCTCGCAAATCTTTAAGCATCCTGCGCATCGCCTTGTCTTTAAGGGGTGCCTCAAGCAGATCGCGGCCAAGCTCCATCGCTTGTTCCTCTAGCTCCGGATCGAGAATAATGTCAGGCAACCTTGCCCCTGCCGTGCCTTCTGGTTGTTGCTGCGCCCATTGCATGATCGTCTCCATGTCGATCTCACGATAGGCAGCGGTCGTTTCCTGCTGCCAAAGAACAGAGACAACACTCAACCCGTTCTCGCAGTAGTAATTCGCGGCTAACTCAGCTTCGTGATAAAACTCATCCATCTGGTTATCCATCATCCACCGAAGCAAATTGCTGACTAAAAAGGCCCGCTTCGCATCCCCGCTTTCAGTCGGGCTTGCCGTCACCTTCATCTGCCGCAGGGAAGTCATCAGCATATCCACATCCTCCTGCACATAGGAATCAACCAACGGAACCCGCGAGTCACTACACCCATCAAACGGTACCGGCACCTTGCCCGTGTTCCGTTTCCATTTACGACCATCGCCACTTTGCCCCGGCCATTCGTTGAACCGTTGCTGCCGATTTTCCTCGCGCCGAGTCAGTAGCGTTGAGTGGATGGACTCGGTGTACTCATCGTACAACCCCTCTAAATCTAGTTCGTATTCTTTAGCCATTGTCTTAACTCCATCGACCACCATCACCAACCCCAGCACCAGCAAACGACCCTAATGCACTTAACCCTGCCCCCCACATTGCACCCCTGTTAGCCGCAGTTGCCGATCTTGCTGCTAGTTTACCTTGGTAGTTGCCTGCATGAATTGCATTGGCATATCCACTCTCCGGATTGAACAGTTGCCCCGGCGTGTAGCCTTGCCCCTGCCCTGCCACCGCCGCCGCCGCCATCGGATTCACCGCACTCGGCCTCCCAAGAATTGCCATGAACGGATCAGCAGTAGTCGCCTGACGCATGGCAAGCGTTTGCATCGCATTTTGCCGCCGCTGCGCTTTCCTCCTTTCACTTCCCATTTGCAATTCCGCAGCTTCATAAGCGGCATCGGACGGGCCATGCCCCAATCCACTTGCTGCCAACACACTCCTAATGTTTTGCGAGTATTGCCTCGATTCCCTATCAGTCATTCTGCCGCCTGCATCTACTTCTTCCTCTGCTAACTTCATTAGCTTTTTCATTAGCCCGGACTTTTGCGTGTCCATTTGGTCGAGAGCTTCCATTGCTCTTGGCCCCAAATCCTCCACGGCGGCAATGTCTGCCTCACGCTGCGCAGCTAATGTCTGACGATCCATTGCCGCTAAACGCGGCTGAGTTTCCTCATACATATCAAGCAGTTGCGGGGTGATACTTTTAGCAATATCCATCTGCAACTGCGCAAACTGCGGTTGAAACTCTTGCTCGGCTTTAAGCAAATCCGGCATTAGCCTAATTTGCTCATTCAAAGTATCCCGTGTTTCTCTCCCGTAATCCCTAGCGGGCGGACTTTTTACTTTAGTTCCCATTGTTATTTCTCCTAAATCTTTGTGTTACTCGATCGTACTGATCCCAACTCCATACTTTTAACTTCTGATTTTCTCCTTTGTTTCTGTGCCAAGCCACATACGGCAGCTTGAAAGGTGCTACCTCTAAAAATCTTGCAAATGCTCCTTTCCCCGCCGCCAACCAAACAAACCAGACATCGCTTATCTTTTTATCGTAGGCAATAAACTCATCAGCTTGCCCCAAAGCATCCCGAGGGATTGGACGGCCCACAATGAAAGAATCAGCACCACTCCACACATAACCATGAGAAAGATGCCAACCGAGAACACGATGAAAATCATCGCGTCCCTGCCATTGCGCTGCCATGCCAATCGGACTATTCACCTCCAGATTCTTCAGACGATTCCTCGCTGGATTCTTCGCTTGATTCCTCCTCGCTTGATTCTTCGCTAGACTCTTCCTCGCTGGATTCTTCGCTGGATTCTTCAGCCGGTTCCTCGCTTGATTCCTCGCTCGGCAAGTCACGGTATCCGTCACCAATCGTCATCGAGGAAAAATCTGGTTTCTCTCGATCCTCTGGCGCGGCTACTGGTGCAGTCATTTGGTTGGCAATTCTGGTCTGCAATTCAAGATACCAACCTTGGCTTCCAAGTACTCCCTCAATGAATGCCTCTGCCCCTGCCTCAAATTCAGCAAGGTCTTGGCAAGGAACAGAAATTCGTTCGTCTTTATATGCAGATTTTCCAGATTCAGAATCTTCCGCAGTAATGCCCAGCACAACTGAACAAACTTTTGACAGGTCTGACGATTCGCAAGAAACGTCCCAACGTGTTACATTATAGCTTATGTTCGCCATGATATTATTTTGTGTTCATTTCCATCAACAACGGGAATGAGACAGGCGTAGGTGCGTGAATCATCTTGTTGGTGATGTATTGAAAGTTTCCAAACAACCCTTCATCCACTTTTTGTGTTTGAGGTTCAAATTCAATTTCGACGCCTGTGATACTGATGTCCAGTTCGGTCATATATGGCATCGACTTACACCCGCTACTGAGCCAAGCGATCAGCACTACCAGAAAAACAATTAATGCCCACCTAATTACTTTATCTTTATCCACTCCCTTTCGTTTTGGTTTTTTTGGGAACATAGAATTGGGATTGTAATTAAATCGGCTCATCGCTTTCTCCTTGGGGCAGCTTTCTTTTTTGCAACGGGTTTAGGTTTATCAGTTTCTAAAATTTTAACCTCCATCGGGCCTTGCATCTCCCCACCAGTAGGCAAATAAATATCCGCATGACCATTCGGTAACTTACGTTCTACGGTTAATGTTTTTAGCTGGGAATTAGGTATGGACATGCTGGATTGCCTATCCTCCATCTGAAACGTGGTTATGAGTAGCCCCTTACGAATAACCCGTGCTTTTCGTCCTGAGAGATATAAAATTTCGTCGTTTTTCCATTCATTCCCGATGAAAACAACAAAGCCGCTAACCATGTTCATTAATAAATCTTTGGCCATTAAGGCGATAAATGCCGCCACAAACATCCATCCATATTCACCAATTAGATTCTTGGCAGCAGCTTCGCCGCCTTGGTTCAGTAGGTTTGTAAGTTCGTTCGTATTCACCGTTTCAGCCACTCCTTAAAACTAATCCTCCGCACCTTATCCTCTGGATTTTTACCGGCACGTTTCTCCGCTGCCAGTAGTTCCCGATCTGTAAACATCAAATCCATTTCAACGCCCCAACTGTCCCGCACTTTAAGATATTTATATGCGGTGTTAGCACCCCATTTTGGGTTTGCGTTTTCCACCTTATATACTCTGCCTAGCTTTGGTTTCATCAGTCCTCTTGCCCTATAAATACTATCTTAAAAACATTACCGCTTGATGGAGAGCCGCCTTGGCCAAAGTCTATTTCAGTAATATCGTCTCCAACATATTTGGCAATAATGTCATTACCCATATCCACATAAGTGTTTGCCCCTCCACCATAAACATTGTTTACGTCCATTATAGATACAGACAAATACCCAGTTCCTAAATCATGTGTGAAGCGAATTACATCAGTATTAGTCCAGTTGTCTGAACCGACAAAAGCGAATTTACCACTTTCACCATCGCCCCTTGCGCTGCCAGTAAACAATTGGTCGTTTGCATTTCTCCAAGTCAAAGTAAACTTCTGACAGGCAACTCCACCTCCAGCATTCGCCCAATACATACTGGCACTTGCCCCACCAGTAGCCAGCACTTGACCAGCAGTTCCATTGCCTACTGTCCCGCTGGTTGATCCAACGGGGAGAGCGAATTGAGTTAATATTTTTTTCCCTGCCATTATCCTGTTACCCTATAATTCCATTTAGTATTCCAACCGGGATTTTTTGCAAACACAACGGTTACATAACGAATCCTGTTTGCATCTTTAACTGATTCAGACGCTCCCTGCTCTGTTCCTACTGCTCCAACATCAGCACCTATCCAATCGCCTTGGCGAACTTCAACGTCCACTAAACCGTAAGGTGCAGCATCTTCGTAAACTTGGACAATGGGAGCGTCCACCCCTAGGCCGTGATCAATTCTAAAAGCAACATTAGCTGCCGTATTGTTTGGCCATGTAACTTGATCAGATTCAACCCGTGCGACTTGCTTGAGGTTAGTGCTGGTGGCAGAGGTTGCCTTGACCGCCCCATCGTTCGCTATTTGAATTGAATT